AGTGCCACCTTATCAGGTGTCACAAGATATTTGCAATCCATTAACGGAACTGCTATACTAATAGTATTAATGAGATTTTGATGAAACTACGTTCACACCAGATACAAGCACTTGCCAGTATGGTAAAGCATGACAAGGGTCAGATTATTGTGCCTACTGGTGGTGGTAAGACAATGTGTATGATTGAAGATGCCAAGAGAATTTTCTCACAGAATAGTGTACCAAAAACTATTGTTGTGGTTGCTCCTCGTATCTTACTTGCAAATCAGTTGTCAGCAGATTTTCTTGAGCATATTACTGATGTAGATGTTATTCACGTTCATAGTGGAGAGACACATCATAAGAGTACAACAAAAACAGATCATCTTGAGTATTGGTACAATGACAGCACAGAGAATCTATTGATCTTTACAACATATCATTCACTACACAGAATCACAGAGTCACTTGATATTGAGATTGATACAATCTATTTTGATGAGTCACACAATGCAGTTCAAAAGAACTTTATTGAAGCAGTTGAGTATTGTTCAATATATGCACAGAGAAAGTATTTCTTTACTGCTACACCAAAACATTCTTTGACACCCAAGAAAGTTGGTATGAATGATACTGACATTTTTGGTCAGGTCATTTGTAATGTACCAGCACCTAAATTAGTTGATGAAGGTCACATTCTACCACCAAAAGTTGTGGTCAAAAAGATTGACGTTACTGACGATAGTAGATTTGGTTATGAGAAAGATTGTGACCATATCATAGAAACGATTGATGATGTTGATGTTGATAAAGTTTTGATATGTGCAAGGTCAACAAAGCAAATCGTAAGTCTAATTGCACTCTCAAATTTTGTTAATGAGTTAGCGTGGAGAGGTTACTCTTATATGTACATCACTTCAAAAACTGGTGGTGTGATTGATGGTCAGAAAGTAACCAGAGAAGAGTTCTTTGATGTTCTCAATGCTTGGGGTAAAACAGACAAGAGATTTGTAGTCTTACATCACAGTATTCTATCAGAGGGTATCAATGTCAATGGTCTTGAAGCAGTATTGTTTTTGAGATCAATGGACTACATTGGTATCAGTCAGTCGATTGGTCGAGTCATTCGTAAGGGAGACATCACTAAACAATTTGGTCTCGTATGTATTCCAGTATATGACAAGGTTGGTATTAGTACATCTAAAAAAGTACAGGCAGTTGTCGATACTGTATTCAAAGATGGAGAACCAGCAATCAGCATAGTTCGTAGTTGACTATGCTATAATATAAACATTATTAATTAAAACAATGCACGATTCAACACTTGATTTATTTGCAAAAGTTGGTATTGATGCCAACGATATTGAAGCACTATCAGCATATTATGAAGTCACTTGTGACTATTATATGCAAGAGTTTCTAGGACTAGAGGATTTACTAGATTAATGAATTTATTAGTGGTAGGTAGGATTACAGGTTCAACATTAATTATTGCAGCATATTTTGTAATACTTCATGTATCAACATTTTATGGTGCAATAATGCACACTATTGCTGATATAATTTGTATTCCATTTTATGTTCATAATAAACAATATGATGTAGTAATAATGCTCACATTTTTAATGAGTATCGCAATTAGTAAAGTCGTAATGTTATTATGAAGGATACAATACTATTCGGAGACTGTAGAAAAACAATCTCTACAATAACTGAACCAGTAAAAATGTGTGTTACTTCGCCACCATATTATGGACTTCGTGACTATGGTGGAGAGGAGAACCAGATCGGGCAAGAGAATAGTCCAGAGGAGTTCGTTGACCAATTAGTTGAAGTGTTTAGAAATGTAAGGGAAGTTTTAACTGATGATGGAACACTATGGATAAATATAGGAGATAGTTATTATAACTATCGACCTGGTAAAGGTCAGTCATATCCTAAACAATCAGTATCTAAAACTAAACAGGATTTACCAGATAAATGTAACAAACGAGGGAACAAATTACAAGGATTAAAAGAAAAAGATTTAATCGGAATCCCTTGGCTATTAGCATTTGCATTAAGGTCTGATGGGTGGTATTTAAGACAAGATATAATCTGGCATAAACCAAATCCTATGCCAGAAAGTGTGAGAGATAGATGCACAAAATCACACGAGTACATATTCTTATTAAGTAAAAATAGGAACTACTATTATGACAATGAAGCAATCAAAGAACCAGCAAAAGATTGGGGAACAAGAAACAGAACCAAAGGAAAATATCACAATGAAGGAACAGGATTACAACCACATTCAGGTCTTACAAAAAGTTATCCAAAAAAGAATAAACGATCTGTTTGGTCAGTAACAACTAAACCATTTAAAGGTGCGCATTTTGCAGTATTTCCACCAGAGTTAATTGAACCTTGTATCAAGGCAGGTAGTGAGGTTGGAGATATTATTCTTGATCCTTTTATGGGATCAGGAACAACTGCTATGGTATCAAAAATGTTAGATAGGTATTATATTGGGTGTGAATTATCTGAGGATTATGGTAACTTAATTCAAGAAAGAGTGCCAATAAATGTTAGTTACCTCTAAATTGCGTTAGTAGTGAGATTGATTAAATTATGAAGAACTTACATCTTGAACACCCTGAGGATATGATACTAGAGGGTAATGTAAAAGTATTTGATGCACTATATGAAACAGCACACCTATCACTTAAGATTGATGGTGCGCCAGCAGTTGTATTTGGGACTCACCCTGAGAATGGTAAGTTTTTTGTAGGAACTAAGAGTGTATTCAATAAGAAGAAAGATATGATTTGTTATACTATTGAAGATGTATTCAAGAAGTATGATAGAAAAACTCATTACAGTTTAATGAGAGTATTAATTAAATGTATTCTATATCTACCTAAGATAGATGGAATTATACAGGCAGATTTTATTGGTATGGGTGGTAGTAATATATACAGACCTAATACTTTAGAGTATCACTTTTCAGAGATAGTTAAGGAGAAGATTATACTAGCACCCCATACAAAATATACTACTAACTCAACATTATTAGAGTGTGTTGCTAAACCTTTAGTCACTCATCTTACAGATAATGAGAATGTTAAGTGGATTCAACCAACTGTAGATAGAGTATTTGAAGCATTAGAACCACCAAAGGTAGATACTGATAAGGTTACATTTCTAACTGCAAAGGAATCAAAGATTGCAAAAATAGCGATTAATCAACTTATCAAAGATGATGTAGAGTTATCTGACTATAATCTATTTGAAATATTGGGTTGTAATCATCTTGTAAATCTATATCAATTAATTCTAGAGATTAAAGAAGAGTTGATGGATAGTTTTATTGTATATGGTTCACCAAAATGTTATGTTGATGGTATAGAAATCAAGGGAGAAGGATTTGTTATGACTACAAAGTATGGTATAATTAAATTAGTTGATAGAAAAGAATTTGCTTATGCTAATTTCAATAATGGTAGATTTAGAAAAAGTTAGTTACCTCTAAATTGCATAACAAGTAAGAATTATTAAATATGAATCAAGTCACATTAAGACCACATCAGACCAAGACAGTTAAAGCAATGTTATATCACAAAAAAGGTCAGGTCATAGTGCCTACTGGTGGTGGTAAAACTATGTGTATGATTAGTGATGCTATCAATGAATTTACTAGGACAAACATTTCTCAAACTATTGTAGTTGTTGCACCTAGAATATTATTAGCACAACAATTATGTGAGGAGTTTCTTGAGCAAATCAAAGATGTTGATGTACTTCATGTTCACTCAGGAGAGACACATCACACTAGCACCACTAAGGTAGATAAGATAAGAGAATTTAATTATCAAACTGCCTCTAACAATAGAAACTTATTGATCTTTACAACATATCACTCACTTCACAAGATACAAGAAAGTAATATTGTTGTTGATACAGTATATTTTGATGAAGCACATAATAGTACAGCAAAAAACTTTTTTCCATCTGTTGAGTATTATTCAAAAGATGCAGATAGATGTTATTTCTTTACTGCTACACCTAAACATTCACTCACTATTAATAAACATGGTATGAATGATTCTTATGTTTATGGTAAAGTTATTATAAATGTACCAGCACCTAAGTTAGTTGATGAAGGTTATATTCTACCACCTAAAATGTTAGTTAAGACTATCAATGTAGCAGAGGAAGATGTTAATGAGTGTAAGCATATTGTTGATACTATTGATGAGATTAGTGTCAAGAAAGTATTAATTTGTGCAAGATCAACAAAGCAAATAATTAAACTAATTGACCAGACAAACTTCACTCAGGAACTAGCATCTAGAGACTATTCTTGTATGTACATTACAGCAAAAACTGGTGCATATATTGATGGTAAGAAAGTCAATAGAGATACATTCTTTGATACTCTCAATACATGGGGAAAAGATACAACTAAAAGATTTGTAGTATTACATCATAGTATTCTATCTGAAGGTATCAATGTCAAGGGATTAGAAGCAGCGATATTTCTTAGAAACATGGATATTATTGGTTTATCTCAAACCATAGGTAGAGTTATTAGAACAGGAGATAATAATAAGAAGTATGGATTAGTTGTTGTGCCTACATGGGATAAAGTTGGTATATCTACCTCTAAAAGATTATCAGGTGTTGTTGATACTGTATTCAATAGAGGAGAAGTAGCAATTAGTAAAGTAAGGAAGTAAATATTATTCTTAAATATTAGTTACCTCTAAATTGCGTAATTGATGTAAAGATTATTCAAAATAATGTTATCATCAGAAATTACAAGAGAACTTCAATCTTTGACTCAAACATGGAGAAACAACAATTTTGTTTTTACTGGAGAGCAGAAGAGGAAGTATGATAGATTGTTATCTCAAAGGAGAGAATTTATCAAGCAATGGAAGGAAGAAGGTAGAGTTTATAGTTCTACTACACCAACCAAAGTTAAAGTTAAAAAAGAGGAGAAGGCATGAGATTTATTCAAAGATATAAATCCCCTAAGTTTATTGGGGTATCTGATGATGTAAGATATAAAGGTAAGGACTATCAGGTTCTAATTAATTACATTAAGGGAGAAACAGATGCAAAAAACTATACACCTAAGAATGACAGAACTATTCTAATTGACAATAATGGCAATAGAATTACTTGCCACAATTACAAAGATTTGGAGATTATAGCATGAAGAAAACTT